TACCCTTTGATTTGTTCGGTGTATACATCGCAAATAAAACGAAAATAACTAACAAATAATAGGTAATAATATGAAGATAAAAGACGGACAATCGAACGAAGTATCGATTAAAAAAGAGGCCGGTGCAGTTGCTACTATTAACTTAGAGCAATTTGCCGATGAGGGATTTGATAACGTAGACTCAAATAGTTTAGCGTTACCATTTCTTAAAGTTCTAGGTCAACTATCCCCTCAAGTAACACAAGGTGATAGCCAGTTTAATGCAGATGCAAGACCTGGAATGATCTACAACACTGTTACTAATGAGTTATATAATGGCGCTGAAGGTATGGATGTCATACCTTGCTTTTATAAACTTGAGTACATTGAATGGAAAGACAGAGATAAAGGTGCTGTCGCTCCAGTAAATGTTTATCCAGCTGATTCAGATATCATGTCAAAAACGACACGAGACGAAAAAGGTAAGGATAGACTTGAGAATGGTAACTATGTAGAGGAAACTGCTTCTCACTATGTAATGGTAGTAGAAGAAGGTAAATCATCTACAGCCTTGATAACTATGAAATCTACTCAAAGAAAAAAATCTAAGAAGTGGAATTCAATGATGATGTCCTTAAGGCAAAAGAAAGCAGATGGTAAAGGTTTTTTTAGACCTGCACCATTTACTCAACAGTACAAGCTTAAGACAGTTCTTGAAAAGAATAACTTAGGTTCTTGGTATGGTTGGGAGATAGAGCATACAGGACAAGTGGGGAGCGAAGAAACAATCAAAGCAGCATATGACTTCTATGAGTCGTGTAAAAAAGGTGCTGTAAGAGCAACTCACAAAAACGAAGATCAAACAGAAAAAACTCCATTCTAGTATGGAGATACTTGACAACACCCTGGAAGAGTTTGTAGAACTCTTCCAGGGCTCTTCTACATATTTTGGTGCTTCCAAGCCATTAGGACAAACAAGAAGTCGTGATGGTAAGCAAGAATTTAAACATTGGGTCGAACCTAGGCCTATGACCAGGGAAGATTGGTTAGAACATTTAAAAGGAGAAAAATATTATGGAAGCGTTCCCATTCGAGATGATAATTCATGCAGTTGGGGGGTCATCGATGTTGATCGTTATAATATACAGCATAAGGACGTTATATCGGTTATACGGAAAAGGAAATACCCACTCATCCCATTCAGATCAAAATCCAACGGACTCCATTTAATTTTATTTATTGATGGTGTAGTTGCTGCATCTTCAATGCGTAAAAAATTAATTGAACTTGCATCTGATCTTGGTGTTAATGATACGACTACAGATATTTATCCCGCACAGGATGAAGTAGATCTGACACCGGAAGATTGGAATAAAAAAAGAAAAGGTAACTTTGTTAACCTGCCTTATCAAAAGGCTAAGATGACAACCAGAGTTGCTATGGACAACGATGGTAATTCTATAAAGTTAGAGAACCTCTATAAGTTTGTAGCTGACTATCGATTAAATCCTAAAGAGTTTAATAAACTAAAAATATTTCAAGACGATGAAACAAAAGACTATCCACCTTGCGTAGTAAACTTTATGAAAAATAAAGTTCAAAAAGGTGAAGGTCGTAATGATGCAATGTTTAACGTTGCAGTATTAGCAAAAAAAATAAATGCAGATCCGGTTATGTATGAAGATTGGACAAGAAATTTAATGCCCAAAGTGTGTTCTGAACCTTTGCACCCGCAGGAGTTAAACAATATTTTTAAGGGTGTTGAGAACAAAGAGTATGCTTATAAATGTAAAACTTCGATTGCAAGAATGCATTGTTCATCAAGCACATGTTTAAGACGTAAGCATGGTATTGGATCGAATGAAGCTTTACCTGAGGTTGGTAAACTTTTAAAAGTAAATTCTTATCCAGAACCTTATTGGATTTTACCTATACAAGGTAAATCAATTAGACTTAGTACAAAACAATTATACCAACAGCAGTTGTTAGGAGAACAATTATTAAATTACGATATTGTTTGGAGAGCTTTAAAACCTAGTAAAAGAGATCCAGATCCATACAGAGATTGGTTAGATGAGTTAATACAAAATAAACAAGATATGGAAGGATTTGATGCAGGAGAAGAGCAACAGGATGTATTTAATTCTAGAATGACAAAATTTATCGAAGATGTAGAAGATACTACCGAATTTGATCAAATAGATTCTGGTAATATATGGAAAGATGAAGTTGAAATGAGGTTTAAGCTAGAGACGTTTAGATCTTTTATGAAAAAAATGGGTTATAATTGGAATGAAAAAGAATGCACTAGATTCTTAGAACAAGGTAAAGCACTTCCTAAAGCTAAGTTTAAAGGAATTCAAACTAGACATTGGGTTGTGACTCTACCAAAACAAATGGAACACAAAAATAAAGATGTCAAATTTACTAAAGCAAAAGCTGCGTGGGAAGACAATTAAAATATTTGGCCCACCTGGTACAGGTAAAACAGAAAACCTACTCAAAAGAGTTAAGAGGTACCTTGAGAAAGGTTACTCTCCAGACGAGATTTGTTATGTATCATTTACTAACAAAGCTGTGGACGAATGTGTTGCAAGGGTTAGACAAAAGTTTAAAGGTTATGACGAAGATGCTTTCTCATATTTTAGAACATTACATTCTTTGGCCAGACAACAGTTTGCTGAAATTCCCGTATTAGATCCAAAGGCAGACCTGCTGATGTTTCATACACAATATGGCACTGTCAAGGTAGGATACAAAGACACTTGGGATGATCAAAAAGTATATAATAATTGGTCGCTTCAAATATATGACAGGGCAAGAAATATGAAAGTAGATCCTGTGTGGCTTTACAAAAAACAATCAAGAAAGTCAGTTAGGCTACAACAGTTTAAATCAATTATTGCAGGTTACGAAGAATTTAAAACAATGGAAATGGAGAACGGACACCGGACACCGGATAGATTAGATTTTACAGATATGGTAGAAAAATTTGTTAATGATGGTTTAGTAGTACCTTTTAAAGTTTTAATGGTAGATGAAGCTCAAGATCTCACACCTTTGCAGTGGGACATGGTGGTTAAAATGGCCGAAGCAGTAGAGAGAGTTTACATTGCAGGTGATGATGATCAAGCAATTTACGAATGGAATGGTGCAGATGTTGACCTATTTCAAAACTTTCCAGGTAAGACTTTGGTGTTAAAAAAGTCAGTTAGATTAAACAAAAACATACATTTCTTTTCCAAATGTTTACTAAATAGCATGGGTAATAAAAGAATACAGAAAGAATTTCACTCTAATGGTAAGGAAGGCCATGTGTACAGGTGGGGTGGTCTTAAGAAAGTACCTTGGGATATGGACGGAACTTGGATGGTGTTAGCTAGAATTAATGATGTAAAGCGAGAACTCCAACAGGAGGCAAGGAACCTTGGTTTATATTATCAGGACCAGAAGAATAATAAATCATTTGATCCTAACCAGTTTTCTGCAATTAATTATTGGGAAAAAATTTGTGAAGGCGGCAGCATTAATAGAGAAGAAGCTGTTACAATGTATGAGTATTTATTAAACATAGATCACGGCTACCGTTCAGCGGAAAGTAAAAAGTGGAGTTTTGCACATCCAAATCAAGTCTTTACTTTTGATGAATTACATTTAAGGTGTGGTATGCGTGATGAAAAAGGTCTTTGGAATCAAGTATTTAAGAGAAAATTTAAAGATAAAGATAAACAATATTTTAGAAAACTTATGAATGAAGGTGTTGATTTATCACAACCACCAAAAATTATTATAGATACAATACACCAGGTCAAAGGTGGTGAAGCAGATAATGTTGTTCTAGCAAGTAAATGTAACTTTCCATCACATTTCGATAAAAAAAATTTAGCAGACAAGGTAAAAGAACTTAGGGTTTGGTATACAGGTGCCACCAGATCTAAAAGTACACTCCATCTGTTGGGCACTTATCACCAATATAATTTTCCATTAGGAAAATACTACAAACAATATGAGGCTAACTATGTCAGATAAAAGTATGTTCGATGAAGCGTTTCCACACGATAGACAAATTGGTGGATCTCACTACCAACATTTTGAAATTCAACCTTGGACATTTATTAGAAAAAATGGTTTAAATCCTTTTCAAGCAAATGTAATTAAATATGTGTGTAGATATTTATTTAAGGGAAAACAAATAGAAGATTTAGAAAAAATAAAACATTATTGTGATTTAGAAATTGACCATTTAAAAGATGCCAAAAAAGAAAAATAAATTAGTAATGTGTGAACGTTGTGATGAAGTAGTTGCAGTGATTGTTTATGAATATAATTATTATTGTGCAGATTGTGCCTTATTTGAATTAAATATACCTTTTAAAAAAGCAATATCAATTGAAGATGCAAACCTAAGTAGGAAAAAACAATGACCCACCAGTTAAATTTTATATATAATGATAGTGATTGGATAGCTCCAGCAGAGTATCCAGATTTATCTCAAGCAACAGAGATTGCAATTGACTTAGAGACTAAAGATCCAAACATAAAAACTAAGGGACCAGGATGGGCAACTTTTGATGGCCACATAGTAGGTTTTGCAGTTGCTGCACTTGGACAGCAGTGGTACTTCCCAATTGCTCATGATGCTGGTGGTAATATGGATCTGTCAATAACCTGCGCATGGATGCAGGATGTTTTAAAAACAGATGCTACAAAAATATTTCACAATGCAAGTTATGATGTAGGTTGGTTGCTTGTAAATGGTTTCCAGATTAGAGGTAAGATAGTTGATACTATGATTGCTGCTGCAATTATAAATGAAAACAGATTTAGTTTTAGTTTGAATGCTTGTGCTAAAGATTATTTAGGTGAAATTAAGAATGAGACGTTTTTAAATGAAAAAGCCAAAGAATGGGGAATTGACCCAAAAGCTGACATGTGGAAGCTGCCTGCGGGCTACGTAGGCTTCTATGCTGAGCAAGATGCAGGGCTAACCTTACGTTTATGGCAAACGCTTAAAACAGAGATATCTAAGCAGTCCCTACACGATGTTTGGGAGATGGAGATGGAATTATTGCCTATTTTGATAGATACAAGGCGTAGAGGAATAAGAGTTGACGAAGAGAAGGCTTCTCTGCTAAAAAAAGAATTCAAAAAAAAAGAGTCTGAG